TCCAATATTTAAATGCGAGCCTGCAGGTTACTGGACAAGCACCCCGTACGCCGACAACCCGTCCAACGACGCCTGGATCGTGGACTTCAACGATGGCAATGTCAACTACGACGGCCGCTACTTTGAGTACTATGTCCGCCCAGTCCGCCAGTATTAAAATTTGGTTATTTCGTCATTAAAAAAGTGAAACACAATGAAGAAAGAAATGTTTTATCAAATGTATGCAGACACTCCGTTGAGTGATAGATTTGGTGTGATAAATTTTCAAGAGAGTGGGATAATGACTTTGAATGATTTATACCAAAAGTTAAAAGAATTAGACAAACAGATGCAATCTCCCATAAGAAGACAGGATAAATTGTTAAAATTAGCAGATCAATATTATATATTTAAAACTGCTAAAATTAAAAAAAATGGATGATTGGAAAAAGGAAATCAAATATTTGATTTGTGGAGATTGTGAAAATTTTCATCCTGCACAAATTTATTTAACAAATAAAATCATTGAAATTATAGAATCGATTGCAAGTGATATGGATAAAATATATAAAAAAGAAACAAAAGAGATTTGTATTTGTTCAGCAGTTGAAACTACAGATGGAGTTATTGTGAGAGGACATAGACATGGAGATTGTATGGTTGCTATAAATAATATGGGTAAAAAAGTTGGAATGAATCAAGGATTTATTACTTCTAAAAATAGATTTGTAGATAGAAAAACTGCCAGAAAATTACAGGAAGAAGCTGAAATAAAATCATCAGACAAAGATGGTTATCGCCACGATACATTATTTTCAGAGGATTTATATTGAAAATTAAAAATTATTCACATCTTGACATAATACCAACTGCTCGGATATAATAAAGTATAGTTTATTTCGTGTTGAGTCGGGAACGAGGTCATTCCTTGTTCAAGCGTAAGGGATTTAAAGAGTGGTGGCCAAGAGGTATCTAAATCCCATTGACATACCTTAACCGATTCCACTCCGACTTAACACAAAGTAAATTATTAAAAAATATACATGAATAAAAAAAACAACGCAGCCGTTACCCTTGGTCGACTTGGGGGAAAAGCGGTTGTGAAAAAGAAAGGTAAAAAGTATATGCAACGAATCGGCCTTGCTGGTTCTGTTGCTCGTTGGGGTAATAAAAATAATAAAATTAAGAAATAAAAAAATGGAAAATCAAAATACAACGGGAGGTGCTTCATCTCCTATGACATACGGAGAAAAAGCAGTCGGATTAACTTTTAATCCAGCTGGAGATGCAGATGTCGTAAAAATAAAAGAACTTTATTCACAGATAATTGATATCTGTAATAATAAAAGATTGAATTTGGATAAAGATACAGAGGGTGAAAAAGCAAGATTATTCTCGGTTGCAATTACGGAAGCACAAACAGCTCAAATGTGGGCAGTAAAAGCAATAACATTTAATATTTAATAACATGGCAAACGATCAACAACCTGTAAAGTTAACGCCAGAACAACAGAAAGAAATGATGGAAAGTTTTGCAAAGAGAACAAAAGAAATAGATGAAAAAGTCCAATATTTATGCGAGAAGTATAAATTAGGATTAAGTGCAGTTCCAATGATTACTCCAGATGGTCGAGTAGTTGCTCAACCTATTTGGATTGATGCAACACAAAAGCAAGTAGAACAAAAGGTCGAACCAAAGAAAAACGATTTATCCGAGGGATAATATGATAAATATTATTCTATTTTTGATTGGAATAGTATGTGGAATCGCAATTTCAATATTGATCGCAGTTTTATTGGTATTCTTAAAAAATCCAATTCAACAAAAGATAACGATTATTGAGAAAAATATCAGCAATGCGGGTCCACGGCCAAAGGGGTATATTGTAGAACCCCCAGAAGAGGCAGACGAAGCCAGATCAGAAATAATTGCGAGAAATCGTAAAGATGGTCGAGATACTAAAATTTCAGAATTATTATAAAATATGTCAAAAATAACTATAAAACCAAGAGGAAAACAAGTTTTAATTAAACCAGATGCAGAAAAATCAAGAGAGTCGGAAAATGGAATAATCACTCCATCTAATGTTGAACAAGAGCAAAAGGCCATTGGAACAGTGATTGCTGTCGGCACCGATGTTAAAGATATAAAGAAAGGCGATAGGGTAGTTTATGGGGTCTTTGCAGGAGATCCAATAAAATTTGATGAGGTCGATTACAAATTCGTTCATGAAGAATTTATATTAGGAATCCTATGATAGAAAATTATGGATGTAAATATGGGTTGCCACATGACCTTAAAATTATTTACGAAGATGAATCGCAAAAATGCGAAGTGTGCCAAATTTGCAATAAAAAGTTTAGATGGAATAAAGGATATAAAGGTAGAATTGATAACAAAGAATATTTAAAAGCCCACATTAGAAACTTTGCTCAAAGGTTTGGCGCCACAAAAAGAGTTTATTTCCGTATTTATCAACCAGAAAAATTAATCATAAAAATCTAACATGCCAAAAACAGAAACAATTATAGTTAAAGATAAAACATTTGAAGTAATTAAATCAGCTGTTAATAAAATGGTTGATTTAATCAGGCCGACATTCGGGCCCGCTTCTAATAAAGTAATAATCGATAAAGGTATTTATAGAATGGTTATTGATGATGGTGTTCAGATCGCCAGAGATTTTGAATTAGAAGATCCATCTGAAAATGCGATTGTCAAACTTGTGAGAGAAACGGCCATTAAAACGAATGATAGAGTAGGAGATGGAACGACCAGCTCTCTAATTATTCTTCAATCTATTATTAATGAGGTGGCTCGAAAAAGTAAAGTAGATGGTAGAAAAGTAGAACTTGAATTAAAGAAAGGTCTTGAAGAAGTTAAAAAACAGCTTCTTAAATCTACAAAACAAATAAAGACAAAAGAAGAACTCAAAAAAGTTGCTCTTGTTGCATTTGATAATGAAAAGATTGCCGATATTCTTGCTGATACATATTTCAAACTCGGAAAAGATGGAATAATTACAATAGATAAATCCTCAACAATGGAAACATTTATTGAAATAAATGAGGGAATTAAATTGGATAAAGGTTTTATTAGTCCATACATGATAACTAATCCGCAAAGAATAGAATCTGTTGTAGAAAAGCCATATATTTTATTGACTGATTATAAATTAGTTGAAGCTAACGATATTCTATCCATATTAAATAAAATGGTTGCCGCCAACAAGTTTGAATTGGTAGTTATCTGCGAGAATATGGAACAACATGCATTGGCCACGGCAATCGTTAATAGTCCATATGTAGTTAATAGTGCAACTGGCCGACCAGGTAGAATCTTTACAGTAGCAGTTCAAATACCATATAACTCCGATAAAAAGCAAATGATGGAAGATTTAGCTTTATTAACTGGCGCAAAATTATTCACTGAATCAAAAGGAGATAAACTTGAAAATGTAGAAATCGCAGATCTCGGCCGAGCTGAACAATTTATCTGTCGCAGAGATGAATCGATAATTATTCAGCCAAAAGGAAAAAAATCAGGAATCACAAGTGCTATAATTTCAATCCAAACAGCCATTGCTCTCGAAACCAATGAATCTAAAAAGAAAGAATTACAGAATCGTTTGGGATTATTTACTAATAAATTAGCAAGAATTAAAGTTGGAGCGCCAACAGAGAATGAACAGAAAGCATTAAAATACAAAGTTGAAGATGCAGTTAACTCTGTAAAAGTAGCATTTAAAAATGGTGTAGTATGCGGAGCTGGGCTCGCTTTATCAAAAATTAAAACATCCAGTCCAATATTAAATGAAGCTCTTCAATATCCTGCCAGACAATTAAGAGAAAATATGGGAATGGATGAAACAATACTTAAAGATGATGAGGCCATAAATGTCGTCACAAAAAAGGTTGGTAAATTCTTGGATGTCGGAGTAATAGATCCAGTCGATGTCTTAATTGCAGGAGTAGAAAGTGCAGTGTCAATCGCCTCGATATTAGTGACTTCAAGTGGTATGATTATAGATGAGGTAATAGATCCAAAAGATTAAAACTATATGAAAAAATTATTGGCAATAATCGCAATAATATCAGCAATAATTATATTCGGTGTATTCCTCCCTTTTAAAGAATATGCAGGGAAATTGCCACAAGGTCCCGAAAATAGTCCTGTTGATCGCATAAATTTGCCAATAATCACGCCCGAGGTGGAGTCTTCTATGCCAGTCCAAGAGATTACTCCATCTCGGCCAGAAAAACAGCAGGTTGACCCCATTGTGCCACAACCAACAACAATACAACTTCCTGTTTATACGCCACAACCGAAAATTAATGAAATATGCGAATCAATCGGTCTATATTTGTATGATGGCGCATGTCACACTCAACAAAAAGAAGAATCTCAACAAATAATTATTAATATCGAAGAACAAACTATGCCAATAAATAAAATATCATCAGAAAAAATTGTAGAACCGATTCCAACAGAGTCGGCTATAATTGAGATAATAGATGCTATCCCAGGTAAAGGACTCGGTAGAAAATATATTGCATACGATTGGGATAAATTTAACAGTGAAAATATTCCAGATAGCGAAAGACCTGTTAATTTTGTATTTCCTGATGAAAGTAATTCAATTGATTTAGGAATTATTATTAGGGATAGTAAAAGACAATCAGTAAAAGATGCAACATTAACTATCGAGGCAACAGACAATACACAAAATAAAGAATTGGTTGGAACTGGAATCACAAAGAAAATGAGAAACGAGGATGGTGAAGTATCAGAAATTGCTTCATATTATCCATATCATTACGACTTTAAAACAGTAGGAAAACACACCTTAATATTTTCATCTGGCGGGATAGAAGTGTCAGTTGATTTAGATGTATCGGCAGAATAATTATATGGAAATAATAGAACGAAAAATAGAAGAAATTATTCCTTATTTCAAAAATGCAAAAGAACACACTGAAAAACAGATAAAAAAGATTGCTGATTCAATCAGGGAGTTTGGATTTAATCAGCCAGTAGTTGTTGATAAAAAAGATGTGATAATTGTTGGCCATGGTAGATATCTTGCCGCACAATTTCTTGGTAGAGAAACAATTCCAACTCTTGCAATAGATCTCGATGAAGAACACGCAAAAGCATATCGTCTTGCAGATAATAAATTGAACGAATCTGATTGGGATATGGATATTGTGATAGATGAATTAAAATCAATCTCATTGCAGATGATTGATTTAACTGGATTTGATTCAAATATTATCCTTGAAACAAAAGAAGATAAACCAGACCTGAGTTTAATCGGAGTTCCGAGAAGTCAAACTGGCGATATATATATATTAGGGGAACACAAAATTATTTGTGGAGATTCCTGTGATGAAAATACATATAAATCTTTGTTGGGAGATGAAAAAGCCAGATTGATTTTTACAGATCCTCCATATTCCATTGATTATCATTCTGTAAATAAGAAGAAAGACGGAAAAGGAATATCATATGATGATGAGAAGTTCGGCGGAACTGGTGGTCGTATTTTCAATGATGATAAAACACCAGAAGAAGCATTAGAATTTTATAAAAAGGCGCTTAATTTATTATATACGTATTCAACAAATGATGCATCGATATACTGGTGGTTTGCTACAAGATTGACAGATATAAATATGCAGGCATTAAGAGAATCTGGTTGGCATTATAGTCAAACAGTATTCTGGCTTAAAAATGGTCTAATATTTTCTCCAGGTCAACTTTATCACAGAATATATGAACCTTGTATGGTTGGATGGAAACAAGGATTAATACATTATCAAAGCCGAACATTTTCTGCATTCAGTGAATTATGGACATTAGATCAAAAAACATTCGCAGAATATCTTGATGTATGGTATGCAAAAAGAGATAATACGGCCAAATATATACATCCAACGCAGAAACCTGTTCAATTGGCCGAAAGATCACTTAAACGATCTACCGAGAAAGGAGATATAGTCATAGACGCATTCACTGGTTCAGGGTCCACAATGATTGCCTGTGACCAGCTCGGCAGGAAGTTTAGAGGTATAGAGTTAGATCCTAAATATATTGACGCAATAGTTGGAAGATGGTGTAAATATAAAGAAGATTATTCAGTCATTAAAAACGGAGAAGAAATACAATGGGTTGCTTAATATATATTAATAGACAATTTGTCAAGTTAACATATGTTACTATACAAAAATGGCGCAAAGACATTGGCAAAACTTAATACATCAGAAATGCCCAGATTGCGATTCAAGAATGGAAATAGAGTCAAAGGGATTTAAGTGCAAAGAATGTGGATTTTTTATCACAAGACAATCAATGGCTAAAATCCTAACAGATCCCACTCATGTTGCAGTAAGATTTATGAGTTATCATGAAAGAGAAATACTTGCTAAAGGTCTTGAAAATATCGGAGTTAAATCAGAAGAATTTATAAAAGAAACAAGTTATGGCCAGACCAACAAAACACGAGCAATGGCGTAAAGCTATAAGCTTAAAAGTAACAAAATTAACGCCCGAGGTAGTGAAAAAGCTTAAAGAAGCCTTTGCTATTGATTGCAATATTACAGAAGCTTGTTTTTATGCCGAAATTACACCAAAGACATATTATAATTGGATAAAGAAAAATCCCGAGCTTTTACAGGAGTTTGAGCACATGAGAGAAACTCTACCATTGAAGTCCAAACATAACATTGCAAATAGTATTCAAAAAGGAGATGTTGGTTTATCAGAACGATATTTATCAAAGCGCCAACCAGAAGTATATGGTGACAGATTAAAAATAGAACATAGCGGATCAATCGGTGATGGAGTTCCTACTCACCCCGAAGATTTAGAAGCAACGAAAAAATATTATGCTGAATTAAGAGCCAATCGATTAAAACGTAGTAATGAGCAGGCTATAAAGGATGGCGAAATAACTGAAGATGGAAAATTAATTAAAAAAACATAAAATGGATAAATTACAACAAATTCAAACAAAGAGTGGCGCATATGAAAGAAAAAGACACAAAAAATATCTCTGGTTCAAAAATAGAGGATTATTAGAGATTTATTTTCATAGATTTGATGTTAAAATTATTACTCCTATTTCTTCGCCTGCAATATCCTTTGTTGATAGATTATCATGGTGGAGAAAAATAATATATTATATCCAAAGATTTTTTTATAATTTAATACCATAAATATGCATAATTGTGATCACGATTTTTTCAAAGTAGAACCTAAAAAAGGAACAGAACCATGGCTCGATGGATGCATTAAGGTGGTTTGTGTTTATTGTGGTCAGATACGAATAATAGGATGTGATGGAGTCATTAAAATAATAAAGGAACATGGAGAAATTAAACACCTCGAAAACTTATCCGAACATTCGCAATTGGCTTGATACAGAAGTCATAAAGAACGAAAAAGGAGATCCGATAGAGTTTGATTCCCATCCATTTTTAGAAGACATCTACGCAGATCAATCCCAGCGAATGACAATAATGAAAGCGGCACAAGTTGGATTATCTACGATGGCCATTCTGAAAAATCATAATGATGCTAAAAATTTCAAACTCGATATTATTTATACTCTCCCAACAGATGGTGATGTAAGAACATTCGTGGGCGGAAAAGTAAATCGTATTATTGCCAACAATCCATCAATGCTTAAAGATGTGGCCGATAAGGATTCTATCGAACAGAAACAAGTTGGCAATTCGATGATTTATTTTAGAGGGACATGGACAAAAAAGGCAGCAATTATGGTAACGGCCGATAGATTAGTCCATGATGAAAAAGATAGTTCAAAATTAGATGTTATTGCAGATTATCAAGCTCGTTTACAGCATTCTAAATTCAAACAAATACATACATTCAGTCATCCATCATTACCTGAAACTGGTGTGCATGCAGATTGGCTCCAATCAGATCAAAAGCATTGGTTTATAAGATGCCCATCGTGCAATCACTGGCAATTTTTATCATGGAACACAGAAGATCCGAAAAAAATGTCGATTGATATTAATCGAAAGATATTTATATGCAAAAGATGTCGAGAAGAATTGCCAAATTTTGCAAGGCGAAACGGTCAATGGGTTGCAAAATATCCTGACAAAAAATGGAGTGGTTATTGGGTCCCATTGCTTATTGCACCATGGGTGACGGCGCAAGATATTGTCGCCAAGTTTCAACATCCAGATACAACAGCAGAATTCTTTTATACAAAAATACTCGGATTGCCATATGCAGATGCAACATCAAAATTATTGCGTGAAGCATTCTTTCAAAATTTAACCAATGCACCATGGGCGCCATCAGTAGATGAAAGAATTATTATAGGAATCGATACAGGTTTGCGAATTGATTATGTGATGGGAAATTCAAAAGGATTATTTTATCACGGCGAATGCAATGATTATGGAGAGTTAGATAATCAAATGACACGCTGGCCAAAGGCAATAGCAGTTATAGACCAAGGCGGAGATTTAATCGGATCAAGAAAGTTTTTTGAAAAGTGGCCAGGCAGAGTATTCTTATGTGCTTTATCTGGCGATAAAAAAGGTAAAGAATTGGTAAAATGGGGAAAAGGAGATGAACATGGTTCAGTCACTGCTGATAGAAATAAATTAATTCAATTAGTTATTGATGAGTTTAGAACAAAAAGAATTCCAGTGCATGGAACAGAAAATGAATGGTATGAATACTGGCTTGATTGGAATAATCTTGCTAAAATGAAAGTGTTAGATCCTGATACGAATGTTTTGAAAGGATATAAATGGATTCGCAGTGGTCGAGATCACAGAGCAATGGCCACAGTATTCTGGCGAGTTGGTATGATGAGGTTCTCTGGCACAGGTTTTATTGAATCTCCAACAACACAAAGAATGCCAAATAGTTATGTTATAGATCCAAATAAAACAGTATCATTTGACCCAGAAGAAATGTTTATTAAAGGAGTAAATAAATCCATAGAACAAAATGAAGAAGATAATGAAGATTGGCGCAACAATTGAGTAAGGTCTAGTCGAGCTTTACATGAAATTAAATAATAAAAATAATAATTAAAACCATGTCTGACGGAGAAAAAATGGGAGTTGATACTCCTAAAGAAGAAGAAAAAGAGGAAAAAGAAGAATCAACCGATTCTGAAGACACTTCATCTGAAGAAAAAGAAGAGGGTGCATCAGAAGAAAAATCTGATGAATCTGATTCTGAAGATTCAGAAAAAAAAGACGAGGAAGAAAAGTAGATAGAAATGGCACGCTGAAAATCGTGCCTTTCTGATAGGTTGGAGTATTGGGGAACTCGCTGGGAGTCGACCCCCAGAGTATCAGGTTCGAACCCTGAACCTATCATATATTATTAGTTGACAAAAAAAAGTGGTATAATAAATTAATCTAAACTTTTATGCCAGAAGATACAGGAATAACTGCAGCAGAATCCCTCGGTTCTGATGTAAATAAAACAAAAAGAGAAACAACCCAAGATACAAATGTTGGTGTTGTTTCTGATAAACTTCCAGAATTAACACTGGAAATGGCTGATGCAGATATTATAAAGCTTACAGATAAGTGGGAAAAATCTTGGCTTGATTCTCCATCAAAAGCGGATTGGGAAAAACAAATTGAAGAAAATGAAAAATATTGGTTAGGAAAACAATTTGATTTACCAAACGCAACATTAGAAAAAAGACGGCCGAATGTTGATAATTTAATATTTGAATCTGTAGAAACATATTTACCACAAGTTACAAGGCGCAATCCTGAACCTTTGGTGACTCTTGATGCAACCGAAGAAGAAGATTTACCTGTTAATCAAGAATATATTGCAAAAGTAAAAAAGAGATTGGCTGATTTGGCTGATAAAAATAAAATAAGATTAAAATTAAAAAAAGGTGGCCGTCACTGGGCTATCTATCAGTTAGGAGTTGCAAAGTTCGGTTGGGATTTAGATAAAGATATTCCAATCGTTAGGATTATCAGACCTAAAAAACTTATTTTAGATCCTGAATCAACCATCGATGAAGATGGATATACTGGCAATAGAATTGGAGAACATAGAAAAATTGAAGCATCAATATTACAGTCAATTATAAAAGATGATCCAACGGCTACTGATGGATTGAAGAAAATTGAAGAATTAACAAAAGGAGATTTGGGAACAGACATACAATTTATTGAATGGTGGACTCCACAATTTATGGTGTGGCGCCTTGGTTCAACAATTCTTCTTAAAAAGAAAAATCCTCATTGGAATTACGATAAAACAAACTCAGTTGAAAAAGTTGATGATTATGGCGCAACAACACAACAACAGGAAGAAGTAAAAGGTATCAATCACTTCCCATCGCCATTAATGCCATATACATTCTTGTCAGTATTTAACCTTGGCGATCAGCCAATGGATAAAACTTCTCTTATTGGCCAGAACCTATCAAATCAAGATTTATTAAACAAACGAAATAGACAAATTGATAAAAATGCCGATAAAATGAATGGTGGCGCAGTTGTATCTTTAGGTCGATCAGGTCTATCGCAAACACAGGCAAAAGGAGTTGTGGACGCTATTAGAAAGGGTGGTGCAGTTTTAATACCAGATGGGGCCCCACAAGAAGCAGTATACTTCCCAACAATCCCAGCATTGCCAGCTGATGTATATAATCAATTACTTGACACAAGATCTCGAATGCGAGATATTTTCGGAGTGAAAGGATCATCACAAGCTGGTCTTGAAACAGAGAAAACAGTTCGTGGAAAGATTATGGGTAGAACTTTTGATTCTGATAGAATTGGTGGAGGCGTATCAGAATACCTTGAACAATTTGCCGATGATATTTACAATTGGTTTGTGCAATTACTCTATGTTTATGATTCAGGATTTCAATTTATTGCTGGCGCAGTTCCGCCAAAGATTTTAATATCCGTGAAAGAGGGTTCATTGCTTCCAAAAGATAGTATGACTATTGCCAATCAAGCAATTGAGTTGGGTACAGCTGGAAAAATGGCTCTTGTCGATATGTATAAACGGCTTGAATACCCAAATGCAGAAGAATTAGCGGCAAATGTTTGGCTTGAAGTTAATGCTCCTCATTTGCTTTATAAAAATAATCCATTGATTCAAGAAGCGATTATGATGCAACAACAAAATGCACAGGCGCAAGCAGATGCAGAAGCTAAAAAAGCCGAGGCCGACAAACAAAATAAAACAGATCAATCAACGCAAGACCATTCTCAAAAAATGGAAATAGAAGCATTAAAGGCCACCGCAAAAGGTGAACAGGCAAATAAAAGATTAAGTATTCCTGCTCTTTCTTCGGTGCCAACAAAATAACAATGAAAAAAATAGAACCAAAAGTAGATGAGATGATGGAATGCTGTGGATCATCTAAAAAAAGTGAGCCAAAAAAAACATATCCTCGTTTACGATTAGAACATCAGTTCTTTCCAGACGTTAAAAAATGGGAAGTTGGTAAAGAATATAATATTACTTTACAAGTCAAAATGACTGGATTGTCAATCAGTAAGTTTCAGAATGATTCAGAATTTGATATAATAGGATTTGAAACAAGTAATAAAAAGTAAATTATAATAACATGCCTTTCAAATCTAAAGCTCAAGCAGGTTATATGTTCGTCCACCATCCTGAAATAGCTAAAGAGTGGGCATCAAAAACATTGAGTATAAAAGCATTGCCAGAACATGTAATTAAAAAGAAAAAAATAAAAATAGAAGAAAAAAAATAGTTGGCGCTAATTAATGGGGAGATCGCCACCCCTATAAAACAATTAAAAACATGCCAGAAGAAATACAGACGCAGTTCAAAGCGGAGGGCGAACCAGCCTTTCCAGCTGAGAACAAGGAGAACGACAACTCCGCTGATTCGTCAACAGTAGAAAAAGAAACGAACGCCGATCAGACCCAATCACAAGAGGGGGAACAAAACTCTGGTGAAGAAAATAAAGATGACGGTGCGGGAAAGGATAATTTAGATAATCATCCACGCTGGAAACAGCGAGAATCCGACTGGGATAAACGCTTCAACGATCAGGAGAAGCGCCATGTCGATGAGATTGCTAAATTAAGAGAGGACTTTGATAAGCGTTTTGGAAAAGGTGCAGAAAATGCAACCGAAGACATAACACCCGTTGAAGTTCCTGCTTGGTTTGGAGGTGATGAAAATCAGTGGAAAGAATTTTGTAAATACAATAAAACCCTTATTGATCAGGCGAAAGCCGATGCAAAATCTGAGGCCATTAGTGAAATACAAACTAAAGGCGCCGAAGAACAAAAAAGGATTGATGATGCAACCACATATTTTACCGATCAGGTTAAAGTAATGGAAGCTGATAAAATTATTAATCCAAAGGGTGAAAAAATTGATAGAAATAAACTTCTAAAATTTGTATTGGACAATGATCTCGTTGATAGTAAAGGACAATGGAATTATCGTGCAGGATATTTGCTTATGAAAGCAGGTGTCACACAGGTTAATGCCGATGCTACCAATGAAAAAAAGAAAATTGCCAGTGCAAGTACCTCTGATAAACATTCCGAAACCAAGGTCCCGACATTCATGACGAGTGATGATTTCAAAAAGCCAGGTGCTCGTCCTTGGTAGTTAATATTAATAATTAAAACTTAAAACCATGAGTGAATTATATGGACAAAGGGTTCAAACCACAGTGCAGACAAAGTATCTGCCTTTTGTGGTTGATACAATCCTAAACTCCAATGTCTTACTGCAAAGAGTAGTTCGAGCAGGAAAGAAATGGAGTGGTAGGACTCTAAGAGTTCCTATCAAAGTAAGTAAAAACGTCACAGGTCAATCATTTCGTGGCTTCGACACATTTTCTGTTGCTGCAACTGACAATCGTCAGTATATGGAGTTTACTCCAAGCTTCTATCAGATCCCATGTGCTTTGCCAGGCGATGAATTATCTGTTGCTGATACTGAAGATAAAGTTCTCGACTTAATGAAATTGACCATTCAATCAGACACAGAAGATATGGCTGATGATTTAGGTACAATTTTCTATGCAGATGGAACTGGTAACGGTTCGAAAGATCCATTGGGTCTTGCTGCATTAGTCGATGACGGAAATTCAGTAGCTTCTATCGGAGGTTTGGCCAGAGGAACATATGCAACTTTAGCTTCAACAGTCACTGCATCGGGCGGAGCTGTCACATTGGCTAAAATTGATACTTTATGGGCTGCAGTTACATCGGGCGCCCAAAAGCCAACAGCATTCTACACAACCGAAAGCATCTTTAATCTTTATGGTCAACTATTAAGACCACAAGAGAGAATAATGAAAGAAGCTTCTTCGATGAAAGGAATGACTGGCGGAACGGGATTTACAGCATTGGAATATAATGCAAAGCCAATCTTGATGGACGAAAAATGCACATCAGGAGCATTGGTCGCTGTAAACGAAAACTTTATTGATTGGTACGCATTGCCATTCTTTAACGCAAAACCAGTTGCCTACAAGAGCCAAATTCAAGGAAATGACTATGAGGCTCCAATAGGTTTGGGTTTCTCATGGTCTGACTGGATTATTCCTGCTAACGCAGGAGCAGTCGTCGGCCATATATACTTCGGAGGTCAGTTTATTACCACAAACCCAAAGAGGCACGGTAAATTAACAGGCGTCACGGGTATTTAGTATTATTAACCAATAATTACCTTTCACTGCGAGCCAATGACTACGCAAGAGGGTTCACAAAATTATGAGTTCTAAATTAAGGGATTATATCCCAGCTCTGAAATATGGAGCTAAAATCTATCCTGAAGATATGGCTGACGGAGGCGGATTGCCACTTTCCACTGGGAGAGTAATATTCGTTGACGGAGATCTATCAACAGGAGGCGCAGGAGGTACTTGGGCAGATGCATACGCAACTATCCAAGCAGGTATAAATGCTGCGATCGCTGGAGATGTTATTTTAATTGCTGAAAGGACAATTGGAGTATATTCAACAGATCCAATAAGTTATGCCGAAACACTAACAATTCCAGTTGCAAAAAGTCAATTGTCATTGGTTGGTGTTAGCAGAGGATTAGCTCAAGGAGGGCTTCCACAAATCAAGATTGGTGCAGGTGCAGTTGCTATGTTGAAGATTCAATCAATGGGTTGCCTTGTCGCAAATCTTGGTATTAACGGAGCGTCTTCAACAGGTGGTGGAATACTACTTGACGGAGATGGATCAACAAAAGATGCCTCTGGCACAACTATTGTTGGTTGCCACTTCAAGAACTGCAAAGGTTCAACAAGCAAAGCATCATCTGGTGGCGCAATTTCTTGGCCAGCAAACGGTGATTCTTGGGGAGTCAGAATTGCAGGGAATAGGTTCTATAAAAATGTTGCAGGAATTAATTGTCTTGGAACATCAAACACAGTTCCTCAAGATGTTGTTATTGAGGACAACACATTTAGTTCTTCTGTTAATACAGAAGTTGATGCAGATATTTACTTCGCAGGGTCAGGTGTTAAGGGTATTCTTATCCGAAACAACGACTTCGCAACAGTAGATGTCCCAACATTGGCTTCTGCTACAATTGGTAGATATATTTCACTTGCCGCAGGTAGTAATGGAATGGTTTCAGGAAATAGATTTGCTTGCCTTGCAAACGAATCTGCCACTGAAATAACATTCGGTGCTGCTGGAACAGGTGCGATTATCCCAACCACAGTAAGAATGTGTGCTAATTACGGAGAAACAGGATTAGACGGAACAATGGAGTCAGGAGAAATCTTCAGAACATAAAAGTCGATAAAATATTAATTAAATAAGTTAAAAGAATTATCATGGAAACATCATTATCAGGATTTCCGCAAATCGCAGCGCAAGCAATCTTAAAAGATTCTTCAACTGCACTTCATCCATTGGGCGCCTACATGGAAACCCCAGATGGAAGAGGGTTCAGATACTGCAAATGCGGAGCAACCGCAACAGTTCCAGGTAAGGTTTATCAGGGCACAGCATTGGATGCAACAAATATGCAACCATCAGGTGGTTTGACTCCATCTGCCAATGTTGCCATTGGTGGAACTGAAATAACAATTTCAGATTCAATCACATTAACAGCAAATTATCTCGCAGGAGCATATATGTCTGTTGTTGTGACCCCAGGGCAAGGATATACCTACCGAGTCAAAGGTAACACAGCTGTTACCGCCGCCGCAGGGTGCGTAGTCACTCTTGAAGATCCACTTCAAGTTGCCATCACGACAGCTTCGAATATCATCTTCACAAAACATCCATATGATGGAGTTGTTGTTGAACCAGGTACTCCTACTGCAGCAATTGCAGGAGTTGCTACCACAATCATCACAGCCCTATATTACGGATGGTTACAAACCAAAGGCGCCTGTGCAGTTTTGTTCACAGGAACAGGATTAGCAGGAAAAGCCGTCGGTTCTCTAACAGGAGGTACTGCAGGTTCTTCTGCTCCAGCCATTGCCGCAACCAACATACTTGGTTACCATATGGCTACTGGAATTACAGGAGAGTACGCAATGATCTATTTAACAATAGGTTAAAAGACGTTCCTGTCCTCACTTTGGCTCCCAAGAATGGGGGCCAGTGATGAGGATGGGAAAGAAAGACAGCGCAAATAAATAACGCCCAATCGCTGTGGGGCTTAGGGATTAAAAAGAGCAGATGATTCCCTCTCTGCCATAAAACAATGAAAACAGCTTTATTTACAAATTTCTCAAACGAAGAATTCATCGGATATTGGAATGGCAAACCTAAAAAGTTTGCACCAGGCCAGTCACTTTATATGCCTGATTATTTAGCCCAGCATTTTGCAAAGCATTTAACAAATCGTGAATTGATAAAAAAAGGAAACGAAACAGCTACTTCGCCAAAGTTTCCAAAACAAGTGCCAGCATTTATGGAGCTATTTAACAGAGCATACACGCCAGATGAAACAGATGAATTAGGTGAAAAGGCAGATGATCTCGATACATTAATTAATGTGGCCAATAAAAACCGAACAAAAACCGAAACTCCAAAGATATCTGAAAAATCTGAAAAACAAGATCCAACCCAGCCACAAATAGTCACTCCTCCCGATGCTGATGAAGATGAAGAATCAGAGTTCGGTGGTAAACCTAACGAAGAACAAATATGACACAAATATTAGGAAGATTTCATAGAGATGCAAATGGGGTCCCAATTACATTAAATGGATTGATTGAATCAAAAGCAATCACTTATGTTGCCGCAACAACTGGCGCAACTGGCGCTAAAACATTATTCACAGTAACAGGGTGTGTTTCTGTGAGAGTGTTTGGAGTTTGCGGTTTAACATTAGAGGGTGCAGCAACATTGGAAGTTGGAATTGTCGGTGCAACAGCTATTGTATTGGCTCAAATTGCCAATGCAACAGATCTTGCCACAGATGAGATATATGTTGATGCCACGCCTACAACAAAAGTGGAAGCTCTGCCAAATCAATTAATTATAGGCAATGGTCAAGATATAATCCAAACTATTGGATCGACAGCTTTAACAGCTGGTCAATTGACATATTACTGCATGTGGGCTCCAATCAGTGAAGACGGTAATGTAGCTTCTGCATAATTATGAAACTTCTAACGGCCGAAGAAATCAAAGAAAAAATATCTCGTGAAGAGCGAGAATATACTATTAGAATACAAAAATTAAAAGATGAAGAAAAAGCATCAGTTAAAAGATTAAATGATGCTTTGGAAAAGGAAAGTTCTGAAAAAGAACGAATATTGCGAGAATCTAATATTAAAGTTGAGATTGATAAAAATAAATTAATAGAAGAATTAAAACAAAAAAGGAACGATTTAAATAGAGAGTTAAAAATTGTTGCCAATGAAAAAAAGGCGAACGATTCTATAAGAAAATCTTTAGAAGAAGAAAAAATAGGATTATTAGAACCGATTGAGTTATTAAAGAAAAGTGTTGATAAAACAAAAGAAGATAATTTAATAAAATCTTCTGAATTAAAATCACAGGAAGACAATATTGATAATAAAAAAAGAGAATTGGTTGAATTTGAAAATTTACTTAAAAATAAGAAATTGTTTCTCGATAAAAGGGAAGATGCTATAATAAGAGAGGAAAAACATATTGCAGAATTAATGAGTAATCTTATTGAAGATCGAGAAAGTTTTATAAAAGAACAAAAAAATAATTAATATTATTAATTAAATATAAAAACATGGATTCACAAGGTATAATATGCCCAAAGGGCAAGGCAAATACTCCATCAATAATGTCAGATGCAACAGCTCTGGCTTCTAACCCAGCTCGTGCTGCATGGGCTATACAAAATTTAGGGGTAAATCCTCTATTTATTTTGCTTGGTAGTGGAGCATCGACAACAGTCTTTCATGTCATATTAAAAGGAGGGATAGTAAACGATGACGGTTCTGGTGGAATGGTTTCTCAAGAAATGGGAGTTGTATATACTGGCATAATAACAATTGCTGGAACTTCTCCAAGATATACAGTCACAGAAATTTAATATTAAATTGAAATAAATATATGGAAATTATACAACCATTTGGTACGCCAGGCATTTTGCCAAAAACAGGGCAAGTTACTTCTTTTAAAGATTATGATGATGGATATTATCAAGAGGGTTGGCCACAAGAGGGTGGATTAGTGGCAACTCGTTTTGTAGATAATGGTAATGGTACGATTTCAGACAGGGCAACAAGATTAATGTGGGTAAAACAACCAGAGCTTATAATCCCTGGGGCTTCTGTTATTGCTTCAAACCAAATTCAAAGAGCAAAATCAGATTGGGCAATTTCAACAGATTATCTTATAGGAGATTTGGTAAAAGCTATTGTTGTAGAAACTGGAACTTTTACCGCAAGCCGTGCAGCAACGACTGGCATTGTTACTGCAAGTGCCGCTGTATTTTCTGCTGCCGATATAGGAAGAGAAATATTTATAAACGGAGTATCGCAAGGAACTGTAAAAACATATACAGACTCAACTCACGTGGTTGTTACCACGGCAGGGACCACCGCCTCTAATCCTCTTGTTGTTAAATCTTATTTTATATGTATTGTAGCTGGAACAAGTGGAGGCGCTGGAACAGTTTTTACAACAGATCCAATGTATCCTACTAAATGGAGAGAAACGAATTGGACTTCTTCGGCTGCAAACCTGACTACTCCAAGAACTATGGTTTGGGATAATACTTATAACAGTGTTAATGCTTTAGAAATGTCAAAAAATCTAAATTATGCAGGATACACTGATTGGAAACTACCAAATGTTAAAGAATTAATGAGTATTGTGGATTATGGTCTGGTTTCTCCATCAATTAATGCGACCGCATTTCCAAATACACAAAGTAATTACTATTGGAGTAGTACTATTTATGCAGACAATACTGAC